GTGCTCTGCAGGAGACAACTCGCTGTACTGCAAGTCCGCAAAGGCAATTAATGTGATAATGTGGTTAGTTATTCTTTTTGGTTTGTTCCTACTTGCGAAAGATTACTTAAAAAAAGTAAAGTAATAATATAACATGTCAGAAGAAGCCCCGCAACTCGACAGGAGCTTTCTCAATCAGCTCGTCGGAACAAAAGTTAAATCCGTTGATTTGTATCAACGCGCCTTCACGCACAAGTCAGCCCTGAAACGTTACTCGGGTCTGACTGGTTCGTATGAAACGCTTGAATTTATGGGGGACAGTGTCCTCGGATTTATAATTACAAAGCACCTATTTGATTTGTATGAAGAGAAGCAGGAGGGGTTTCTGACCAAGGCTCGTACGAAGATGGTTCGCGGCACGACCTTGTGTGAGATTTCAAAGAGTCTAGGTCTCGACAAGAAGATTCTCATGGACGAGAAGGGTGACCGCAACGGGTGGGCCATGAATCCTAACATTCTGGAGGATGTTTTCGAGGCTTTTGTGGGGGCGATTTACCTTGATTTGGGTATGGTCCATGCCAAGCGCTTTGTTCTGGACGTGTTTAGCAAGGCCAATACAAGTCTGGACGACGACAACTACAAGGATCAGCTCATGCGGTGGTGTCAGGTTCTCAAGATCCCCTTGCCCGAGTACAATGTGTTATCTCACACGAATGGTACATTCTGCATCCAGTTGATTGTAGATGGACTTGACTGTGGCTGTGGATTCGCAACTACAAAACGCCAAGCTGAACAGAATGCTGCAAATATAGTACTTAAGACTGACGCTCGTTTTAAGAATAAGGATATTCCTGTAAATGCATCCAAAAATAGAAAGCCTGCTGAATGCGACGTATTACGAGCAGAGAAGTCCGGAGTGGCTGGCACTCCGTGAAACCATGCTCACTGCGAGTGATGCAGCTACTGCCGTCGGGGCGAACCCATACGAGAGCCCAGATGCTCTTTACATAAAGAAGGTTGGCGGGCGCAAGTTCAGTGGGAACGCCGCCACTGAGCGCGGCACGATCCTGGAGCCCATCGCGCGCGACCTGTATGACGCGCGGCACGACAAGAAGAGCCACGAGATTGGACTCGTTCAGCACCCAGTGCACAAGTGGCTCGGGGGATCGGCCGATGGAATCACGGAGTGTGGCCGCCTTATAGAAATCAAGTGCCCTTTGACCAGGAAGATCGAGGTGACCGTTCCTAAACACTACATTGCCCAGATCCAATTGAATATGGAAATTCTGGACCTAGAGGAGTGTGATTTCATCCAGTACAGACCCGAGGGCGAGGGCCCTGAGGAGTTTGTTGTCACCAACGTCAAAAGAGATCGCGGGTGGTTTTCGCGCAACTTTGACAAGATGAAGGCATTCTGGGATAACGTCATTGAAGGACGGAAGAATGGCTTCACTTGTGAAGTCATTAACGAAGGACCAATAGAGCTGAAAGATCCTGTTTGTGAAGTAGTAGAAGATGGACCCTACGATGCTCTGGAAAGAGTGCCAGGCATCTGCGCCATCCAAGAGGTGCCAGCAATGCAAGAAGAAGCCCAGCCTTCTCAAGTGCAAAGATTGCACTGCGATGTTCTGTAGCAACTGTATTCAGTTGGAAATTCACGCCTGCCCTCAGATGTCTGCACGCAAACAGATTCTTATTTCCAATTTAGAATCAAAATTAGTAAAGGTAATTGCACCTAAGATTTCAAAGATTTAAGAAGAGTCTTTCTAGCCAAAAACAAGATGATAAGTGCGACGATTGCTATAAGGACCCAGTCTTTCTTTATGTGAGAGGTTCTAGGGGCAGATAAAGACCGGCCTGGGCGATCCCAGGTGACGGTGCCGTCTTCGTACTCGAACTTGCGAGCTGGGTACATGCGGTCTGGCGCGGGATTAACGCTAGTCTCTTTAAGATACATTGGTCCAGACATATTGAGACGGAGAGGATCAAAATGATCCAGTGCAGGGTTCGCGTCTTGGAGAGCCATTGGGTTTTCATCGGTGCCACGCATGTACGACCCATCCATAAATGTGCCCTTGGAGAAACCGTCGGTTGGGATACCGAACGTATTTGTCCAAGTGTACATATCAAGACCATCAATCTGAAGACGGTCATCGATTAATGCAGCTGATGCCATATATTATTACTCTTTATAAAATTTGTTCTGGACTTTTAGCCTGTGAAGCTCCCACATCTCATCCATGTCAATATTCAACATATGTGCTAGTTGAAATAGGTAACTAAATACGTCACCCATTTCCATTACCACGTCTGTACCTCTGTCCTTTTTGAGTCCAGTCTTGCGGTAGATTCGATGGGCCTGACGAATGGACGAAGCGAGCTCGCCCATCTCTTCATTCAGAAGCATCCACACTATACTCACGGGAGCCTTGTCCCAGCCCTTAACCTTGCAGAGTTCTGCAGTTTCGTCACGGTAACGATTCATCCTACAGTATCAGGGTCTGAGCCTTTTAAGCGTCTCCTAGATCTTGTTTAGTCCTCGCAATTGCCTCTGAAATTTGAAAGCAAAAAAAAGGAAAATAATTAACAACACAAATTCAAAACCAAGTTTCCACGACTCGGCCTTTTCCTTGTCGCCCGTGTTTTTCAACACAAGAGGCTCGATGAAGGTGTTGCTGAGCAAGCGAATTCCCCTTTCGATTGTGAAGAAAATGAGGAAGCCAATCAAGATGTCGTCAAGAGAGCGCATTTCTATTAAAAGCCAATCTTAAAATTCTGTGGCATCTTGTTTCCGTAAGTGCTCGTGCTGATGGGTGCAGCCAGTGGCACTGGGTTGGACGAGATGTCGCGCATGAAGAGCAGCTGCTGGAGCATGCCCGTGCTGATAGTCTGGGTGGCCTCGTCCGTCACGGTGTCATTCATGTCAGACACCTGGTTAAGGATATTAGAATAAGGATCTGAAACCATATTAATATAGACACGCTTCATCAGAGCCTGCAGATCTGCGTCACTCTGCTTGTCAATCTCGTATCCAGTCTTGGCCTTGATTGCTGCCCGAATTTGGTTGTGAATTGTTTCACGATTGAAATCTGAAAAGAAAGCGTCGCTCAGTGGGTTGCGCACTGCACGTGTGGCCATATTACAATCATCTGGGAAAAAAACTGGGCTTAAAAAAAGAACGCCCTATTCAATAAATGAAGGTCATCAAGCGGTCTGGTGGCGATGTCGAGATGCTATTCGACAAGGTTACAAAGCGAATTCAGAAACTAAATTCAGAGCCTGAATTCGCCAAGCTAAATGTCCAGCCCGACAAGGTGGCTCAGAAGGTTTTCACTAGCATGTATGATGGTATTTCTACATCTGAAATTGATACCCTTACTGCCGAGGTGGCTATCGGTATGATCACGGAGGACCCAGACTATGAAACCCTAGCTATGCGTGTCACCGTCAGCAACCTCCAGAAGACTTGCCCCAAGACCTTCAGCGACGCCATGATTTCTCTCCACGTCAAGGGGGTCGTATCCGACCACTTCATGAAGTGTCTGAATCTGGATATGGACTGTTGGATTGATCACTCCCGTGATTATCTGTTCGGCTACTTCGGAGTCAAGACTCTCCAGAAGGGCTACCTGAATGTGGGAGAGACCCCGCAGTACCTCTTCATGCGTGTATCAGTTGGAATTCACGGCGACGATTACACACGAGTCAAGGAGACCTACGACCTGATGAGTAGGAAGTTCTTCACGCACGCCACCCCAACCCTGTTCAACGCCGGCACCAACAACCCACAGATGTCCAGCTGCTTCCTAGTGGCCATGAAGGAGGACTCGATCGAGGGGATCTACGAGACGCTCAAGGAGTGCGCGCACATCTCCAAGTGGTCTGGGGGCATCGGCATTCACTGCTCAAACATTCGATCGAACGGCACGCGGATCAATGGTACGAATGGAGTGGCTGACGGGATTGTGCCTATGCTCCGCGTCTTCAACAACACCGCTCGCTACGTCAATCAGGGTGGCGGCAAGCGCAAGGGCTCGTTCGCAATCTACCTCGAGCCGTGGCACGCAGATGTGATGGACTTTCTCGAGCTGCGCCTGAACCAGGGTGACGAGGAGATGCGCTGTCGCGACCTCTTCACCGCCCTCTGGATCCCCGACCTCTTCATGGAGAAGGTGGAGAAGAACGAGGACTGGTTTCTCATGTGCCCTAAGGAGTCTCCTGGTCTCCCGGACGTCTATGGCGAGGAGTTCAATGAGCTGTACCGGATGTACGTGGCCCAGGGGCGCTTCAAGAAGAAGGTTCGAGCACGTGAGGTTTGGGACGCCGTGCTCAAGAGCCAGGTGGAGACTGGCACGCCCTACATGTGCTACAAGGATGCAGCGAACGCCAAGTCGAACCAGAAGAACATCGGTACCATCAAGTCTTCAAACTTATGCACCGAGGTGTTTGAAGTGTCCTCGG